CTACGCCGATTGCAGAGGTATCACCAACAGCACCGCCATTGCCACCATTATTGCCTGGAGGTACTGGGGTCGGTGTTGGTGAAGGATCGCAAGGTGAATTGACATTTCCTACGCCATTACACCCAGTATTTTTGCCTTCGCCGCCTGGTGTAGCCAGCGCGGGTACGGTTACCATAGCAAATGCACTAGCAGCAACGAACAAAAGACTCTTTTTCATAAAATATTCCTTATTAACTAGACTAAAGTATGAGATTGTATTCCCTCATATTCTTAATATAGCGACAAGGTATTAATATTCCATTAAACTATATATTTAATTTCCAACTTTTATTCGTAATCGCGAACTATTTTAAACTTAGGGAAGCGTGGAACGCCATCAGGCGTGTAGTTTTGGAATACAACTGTACCCTGCTGCCCGGTATACTTGTCCTTATTCTCAAGGAGCTTCTTACAGTAGTCAAAATTGCCAATTACACCTGCAGCAAACGTACGATCATCAGGGAGTTCAAGAATAATACGACTAGCAATACCAACGCGATTACCCGCACCTTCTTGAATGTCAAGAATTTTGAACTCTTCGTCCATCATCTCTTTCCATTTAATGAGATTCTTAGAACGTTTATTCTGATATGGTCCATTGGTACGAACCATCGCACCTTCAAAACCTAGTTCAATCCAGATAGCAGCATTGTCATCTACCATGTCTTGCTTGACAATAGATGTAGGTGTTAGTTTAATAAAGTCTTCGCTAACATAATTTTGATGAATTACGCTTAGAAGTGCCCAGCGATTTTCGAAGTCTTCTTCAACACAGCTCGGGTCAGCAATATCATATACCCAGTATTGAATAAACTCGCGGGACGTAGCAAGTACTTCATCAGAAACCTTTGTACGTTTTGCACACGAAAGGATCTTATTAAAGTCATCCTTCAGGTCATGGTTGTATAGTTCGCCATCGAGAACAGCATCCGGATATATTTCAAAGACTTCTTTAAGAGCCTCAACGATATGTGGTACAGACACAAGCTCTTCACCGTTACGTGTCCAAACTTGTACCCATGCACCATCCTTTTTAGCAATACAACGCATACCATCCAACTTAGGTTGCATGTGTACGTATTCTTGCTTGATTTTTCCCTTTACATTTTTCCAGTTGGTAGCCAGCATAGGCTTAAATCGTTCGATATTGTCGACTTCGACAACTGTATTGCGATAATCCTTCTTACGCTGCTTGGTATACATCGAGTTTACTTTAACTACAGCCTGCTCTTCAGCAGTCGTAGCGTTAGCACGACCTTCGTTCTTTGCTTCGGTATACGTCCAATCAGAAGTGGTCTTTTTACCATCTAACTGACCTGATGTGGTACGATACTTGTTGCCTTCGATTTCTACAAACCAGCTCTGGATCTTACCAGACGAGGTGCGTTTATACAGTGTTTCAATTTTACGAATACTCATGTTGTTTCCCTTACTGAATTAGTGTAATCCGTCCATCGATGTTCCGGGACTCACACATGCTGCGCATAATAACCCCATTATAATCTAACAAACGCATTGTACTACCCGGTTCATACTGGTATTGAGCGTCTCTTAGTGCTTGAACAGTGAATGTTTTCTGTGTCATAGTGCAACCAAACACAGTGCGATGCAAATAAGAAACATTCGGAATTAAACACCAACAGAACTGTTAAACTTATTAATAAACCAAGGGCGAGCCTTGTTAGCGATAGGCCCACCCAGCTTCTTAGGATCAAGCTGAGCAGCTACAATCGTATCAGCCTCTTCCTTCATAACGTCTGCATAGACGATACGAATAAAATCACCCATAGACTTCATTTCGAAAGGAAGGAGCTTTTCACGTACCATGTTATCAAGAGCCCATTCAAGTCGGTCTTCCGTTACTGTAGCATCAACAAACCCTTGGTGAGCCTTGAGAGCTTCTACGTCAACAGGGTTAAGCGTCTTTACCTTAGATACAGAGTGCTTTTCACCCTTTACCTTGAAGATATGGCCGGAGCTATCGAGGAAACGCTCGTCAAGGTTCCATACTACACCTTCATGATTTTATAAATAAACAGAACAGGAGAATTTTTATGAATTACCAATCCGTTTATAATTCTATTATACACAATGCGAAAAATATGTCAAGGTTTAAATCAGATACGACATATTATGAGAGACATCATATTGTACCTCGCTGTCTAATGGGTTCTGATGAAGAATCAAACTTAGTTTTATTGACTGCTAAGGAACATTTTATATGCCACAAACTCTTGACCAAAATCCATCCTAAAAATAATTCTTTAAGACATGCGTATTGGATGATGTGCACAATGACGTCGTCTAATCAATCTCGATATAAGGTCCCCTCATCGTCATATGAAAGAGCCAAAAATGCCATCAGAGAAATTAAATCCAAAGATTGGAAAGATCGAACAAAGAACCCTAACTATACTAATCCTAAACTTGGTGAAAAGAATGGTATGTATGGAGTTCATAGATTCGGTGTAGATAATCCATTCTTCGGTAAATCCCACACAGATGATACGAAGGACAAAATACGCAACACAAAGAAAGAGTACTACAAACACAACATCAGCAAAACAAAAGATACTATCTGGATCAATAACGGATTAACCGATAAGCGCCATCCAGCATCTGTTAATATCCCAGAAGGTTACAATGAGGGCAGAATGAAATTTACATGCCCTTATTGTAACCTTCTAGTCGGTGGTGCTAATGCTAAACGTTACCATTTTGATAATTGCAAATCAAAAGCTAAGAGTGATGACCTGAGTAGGGTTGAGGTCTAACTTCAATACATCAGCGCAATGTTGCTTTACTTCATCAGTAAGTTCTACACTAGAACATACTTTACCATTTACTAACCAAACTGTGGCACCCTTGACACCAAAGTAAGCGCCCACAGGACATTGAGCTTCAACCTTCTCAGTGATCTCAATCATCTTATTCTGAGCGAGTTGAGGTTGCGCAAAGTCAATATCGATTTCCCACGTAGGGAACGTATCGATGTTGAATATACGCTCGTCTGTATAATGAATATCAAACTCGCCGATAGGCATCCATGTTGAGGTTTCATCCTTATAGATTACACGTACAGCAAAGATGACGAACATCTTTTCGATTTCAGAAATAGCAACACCCTTCTGAATACCCTTACCACACCATTCCCCATAGATACAAACCTTAGAAACAGGTGCAGGGTTGTCGAGAATCTTAAAAACCTGGTACGCAATATCCATAGTGATAGCTTCGTGCGCTCAAAGATCTGCTTACGCGTCTTTACAGACATATTGGTACGATCAATGATAATATTATCCCACTGTTCAGAAACGGCTTTATAAAGCTCTTCCCACATCATAGAAGTAGCTACTTTAGCATACTTTTGGAAAGACTCGTTATAAGTCAATCCATCAGCCACAGCCATTTCCTCAAGAATAGCATCTGAAGAAACAACATAATGCTCCGTACCCAAAAAGCCGATTTCCGTCCAAGTAGACTTACCTACTCCAGGCGGACCAACGAGGATATAACACTTTTTAGTACTCATTATACTTTACTCCTGCGAACCATGCTTCACGTAGCTCACCATATGCTTTATTACTCGACAGCTTGCTCTTTACAAGGTCAAAAACCATTTTGTGGAGTTTAACCAGCAGTGCTTCGTCGATTTCGTCATCCCATACACGGAACACTAAAGACTTCGTGTATTGATCAAACTTTGTAGCATGACCCATAGCGAAATCCTTACGCTCCATTTTACGTGTAGCGTTACGAGTGTTGTAAATCATCTTTACGCGAGCATTAAGCCAAGACTCAAGAGAAGCAGTAAACTCATCCAAACGAACACGTTCATCTTCAGATAAATGAGCCTTAACGTCATCGATCGTGTTTTGCATCCACATATCGACGATGTTGCGGTCATGAAGGAGTGAATCCTTAGCCTTATGGATCTGGACATACCAATCCGACTTCAACTTGGACATATGACCATCGTCGAAACGAACTACGAAGCCTTCAGTATCTTCCAACCCACGCGTGTAATCGATGAACGCATTCATATCAGTCTGAGAATCGAAAGCACGTACAACAGGTATGTTGAAGATCCTTTCCCAGCTTTTGAGCGACTTATACTCTATGTAAATACCATACTTTCTGCTACGAATCGCAGTAAGAATCAACTGATCTTTAGGGTGGTCCAGCACGATACGTTGCTTACGCGAGCACCATTCGAAAATAGGGGTGAAGCCTTCTTCAATCCACCTTTTAGCAAAAACGTTGTACCGAAGATTATTATCTACGAATTCTTGCACCGGCTTTGCGACATCAGTATCACCCATCTTCGTACCCCAGATGATTCTATCACCTACTTTGTACGGAGCAATCATCGAACCATCAAGCTTTTCAAGAATAGCATGTCCTCGGCTCAAATCGATGTTGTGAGCCTGCGTTTCATCACGCTCGTTCACATTGAAGAACTTGTGATAAGGACGACGAAGAATATCGCCTGTTTTTGAGCAAAAGATAATACCGCGGCATTCTCGTCGCAGCGCATTATGAAGCGAACGCTCATCACGCATCTTAGCGCTGCCGTTTGTAGCCTTAATTGGTGGGAAAGTGTCCTCGAAGTTTACGATGTAGTTAAGGACAGTATAGCCCTCACGCTCAGCCACAATAAATTCATCGCGCCCAGCGATAGCTGGCAACACGTCTGAAATATTATTGATTACTGGAAATTCATAGTTCATAATATTCACCTAATAAAAAAAGGGGGTCGACCATTTCACCCTGCCATTCGGCAATATACGAAAAAAACGAGGTCGACCCCCCCTATATCTTCTTATAGTATGTTATGAGAATATGTGCAACTGTTAATTCATCAAATAGTAATGCCACACTAAACCATCAGACATAAGCACAGTTTCGATATGTGATTGGCTGTGGGTGATTTCACAGCCTGTACCAAAGCATACAATGCCAATGCTTGACAAGTAACTAATGTCTTTTGCACTGTCTACTTCATACCAAACGTTTAGGTATGGTTGCCCGTAATATCCTGGTTGTAGTCCGATTTTTACGACCTTAACAGCTTGAGGTGGTAAATAGAGTGTATTTCCATTACCTACACCGATATTCATTTTATGTACTTGTCTCATATCACATACTCATCCAAATTTCTTCTTCGCGAGCTGCGCGATAAGCTGCAATCATCGGTCCGCCAACTTCGCGATCCCAATATTGGATACCTTCCATGATCGCATCGTACAGTCGATCGTGATCAGCCTGCGGGACAAGTGCACTGATAACTGTGTAATCACGAGTTATATGCACATACTTTTTAGATTTCAAACCTAAGAAACCCCAGCTCTTTGTGGTTGGAATAACGATAAACCGTGGTTCATCTTCAGGTTTAAGCACACCTTTAACTCTACCATACATAGAATCATAAGCAGCCCCTTCGCTTTCTACTATCGTAAACAGTCCCTTTGTAGCAAGACCGTAACGATCCATGCCATACCCAAAGCTTGATAAAATCTTATCAAAGTTTCGCTCTTCAATTTGTTTGATAATAAAATCAACTACTTTTACTTTTTTAGTCATATTTTAACCTCTGCATTTTCTACGTAAGCGGAAACCATTTCGAAAAAATCTTCCGGGGCCTTTGTAGACATATTCCGGAGAATTCGATGGTTTTCGTGTGTTACACCATTTTCAATAAACCAATCGCCAATAGCTGCTTCAACGGTCTCTTTTCCAAAGTACACCACTACTGGACTTGTGAGATTATAACTCATTGCTGTACTGCCTTTCTAACAATTTCAAAATCGATAGCTTCAATTTCAATACTATCACGGTCAACAGTACTAACTGTCCACGATCCACGAGCATGTTTTACTTGCTCCACGGCTAGAGCGCGAGCGATAAACTCGTTCCCTTAGTATTTGTATTTAGATTCTTCCCAATAATATGGATTACAGCCTGAAGCATGCGGGTCATATTTAAGTGTTAGAATACAATCTTCACCAACGCGGTTTGTACCTTTAGCACTAGCAAAATAACCAGTCCTAATATCGGTACGGTTCTGTTATTCAAGATTATACTTCATAGCGCTTTCTCCGTTTTCTTAATAAGCTCTGTCAGACTCCATTTACGAGTCAGGTTCTTTCTATGAATTTCAGCAGCTGCTGCCGTTCTTCATAACGATCCATACAGCGTTCATCTGTAATATCCTGCTTTGTTTTCGAGAGCGTGAATTTGCTCATGCATGTCGTTGATCTGTTCAGAGTTACCGTACGATTGCATGGCAGCTTCAGCCTTCAGTCGATCGTTCTCATCATGAAGAATGATAATCAACTGACGGATCGATTCAAGATCCTGACGGTCCTGAAGACGATTTAATCGCTTAGCGATATCGTTAATCTTGAGGTTTACAACGTCGAGCATTTCTATCTCCTATATCTTCTTATAGGCTAGACTCGACATAAGTGCAACTGTTTTCACAAAAAAAGAGCCCCCGAGTTACCTCGAGAGCCCTTTATGAGTTACTGATATAGCTTAGAAACGCACACCGACCCCGATTAGGGCACCATGCGAACCAACGCCTGCATCAAAATCGGTATAGCGATACTCGACCTTTCCGTATACTGGGCCAACAAGGTTAGCTACTTCAACACCACCGCCGACGCGAAGGCCTTCGAGTTCTGTTGATGTAGTCTGCTTCCAATTGGCATAACCAACTTTACCGAAAACAAGTACCTTATCATCAAATACGTAACCGAGACGAGCTGCCGCTCCGATATCACGACGATCAAACACATTGTCTACAGAAGCTTCAATACCAACAACTACATTTTCGTAGATTTCAGCATCAAAACCAACGCCAGCACCATACTTTACGTCTGTGGTGTCAACGCCATTAGTTACATCATCAAGCCCTGCAGTAACTTCTGCGCGTACGCCTGTGAATTCATTTGCCATCGCAGGTGTAGAGGCCAAAGCCATAGTGGCTACAGCAGCAAAAAGTGCTACATTCTTCATATTTTTACTCCAATATTGTTTAAATAGGACTTTTAAGACGGTCCGTAGCGTCTATACGGCATTATTGCCGAATTACTTAATCCCAGAGGGAATTATAATACTTACCGAAGAGACGGAAGCCATTATCTATACGTTCACGATAAGTTGTAAGACCTTCATGATCTATATTATACGGTGCTTTTTCTGGATCCTTTTGGTAATCTATTTTAAGCTTAGAGTAAGTTGTACCTTTAATCTTTTCAAACTTCATATTAAGCTGATCGCGGTTATGATAAAATACATCCTCTTCACTATTATCAATTTTCTGTGTGAACGCCCAAATCATTTCGTCGAGAATCCATTCCCAGCGAGCTTGATTATATCCGGCTGGTCTATATTCATCTTCAGAATGATCTTCGTCTTCACCTTTAAACTCTTCAGGTGCATCTTCTTCATCGGTGAAGGGAGTACCGTGATTAATTTCTCTTAGCTGTTTAAGCAATGGTGCAATGATGAGAGCTAATGTCTCATCTGCATTCCAAGTATCCCACGTATCAATACGAACATCAACTTTACGTTCCTTATTGCTCTTAGAGCCAGGATATTTACCTATAATAACCTTCATTGTTAATCCTTAGTGCTGCGCGTCTTCATCTAGAGACCCCATAGGATTGTAAGGGTCGTTCCCAAAATCAAAGTCAAGTTCTTCTTTAAACATGTTTTTAATCGGGGTTACTGCAAACTGATAAATCATTCCAGATGTGATAGCTAATACTACCAGTGATATACCGATATTTATTTAATTTCATATTAATAATCCTTTCAAATGGTGCTCCAGGTAGGATTTGAACCTACGACCTATCCGTTATCCTATATTCCCGCGTAAAGCCGTTCTTTATAAATAACGGGTATCACAGAGACATAGGAGAACCACAATGTGTGCTAATAAACTTACCGATCATATATGTAGCTATTGTAAGGTACCGTTTAAGCGAAAATACTATGAAAAAGCTCCAAAATATTGTAGCTTACGCTGTCAACATGATGAAAGAATGGTAGCAAAAGTAGAAGATGTACGTAATGGTCTTGTTAGAGAGCCTACTACACTTCGACGTGTTCTTTCAGAATTATTTGGTTATAATTGCTCTACCTGTAATATCTCTGAATGGGAATCCAAAAAACTTGTTTTACAGGTAGATCATATTGACGGGAACCCTGGTAATAACTATGTAGATAATCTCCGTTTATTATGCCCTAATTGTCATTCTCAAACTTCTACATATAAAGGTGGCAATAAAAAGAACCCTAAAAAAGATGAGCGTTCTAAATATCACCGCGCCTTTTATGCAAAAACGAAAGCAAAAATGCTCTCAGAATGAGCGGACAGCTCTACCAGGCTGAGCTACAAGAGCAGTATTTTATACAAGTTTGCAATTATGACGCGTATGGATTTCTATATATGCATATGCAGCATATAGTTTATCTAACGCATATTCCATCTTACCAATGGTACTATCAGAGTATGTAGGCTTTTCATCAGTGCTAGACTCTTCAGAATTTAAACCAAATATACAATCCGCGTACTATCTTATTATATCGGTAATATGATTCATCTTAGATGTTACAACCTCAATCCTAACGATCCACATAGGTATTTTACTTTAGGTGGTGTTACAGGAGATTCAGCGCTTGTCATATTATTACTTATTTGCATAATCATTTCTCATTTCATCATATTAAAGATGGCGCCCATACCAGGACTCGAACCCGGAACACAAGTTTAGAAGACTCGGATGATTTCCAGTTTCACCATATGGGCGTGAGAACATTATATATTTATATGTTATTTTGTCCTCTTAGAGTAAGTTCTTTCAGCATAGTTTCACGAAACACAGTCGACATCCGAGACTGCGTATCAAGACATGCTTGAATATGATCTGTATCCATATCTTTAATAGCAATACGACGCAAAGGTTCCCCGCCATTTATCCCGCGAGTACCCCATTTGAGATATTCACGATGTTGTTCAAAGGTTGTATTCTCATATTCAAGAACCAAAACTTCTTCATCACCATGAGCACTACGACGACTGTAATATAGACCACCATCAATCATATACTCTTTACCGTTCGCGTCTACATGTGTCACATAATCATGAACAGATGTGCTTTCGATCACTGTACCATCTGGTGTACGAATTGCATTATAAATTAGCATTTCACTTCCTTTTTGATACGACCCAGTCGATGCTGAAGATTGGCTGCAGCATTGAGATCTGTCTGATTCGTTTCTAGTGGATCCGTCAACATCTGCTCGAAATACACCTGAAGCGCACGACGAATTACATTCATATCTGCGGGGGTAAACGTGTCCCCGTTATAATGTTCCATATTACATCCTTTATTTAATTGGTTACAGATAGCCAAGTATTAGCCGTATCCATCCAATTGATTTCTACTTCGTCAAGCTTCTCGCCGTTACGAACCTTAGTATTTAGTTCGCACCAACGGGATTCAATCTCACGAATACCTGAGTTAGCTGTAGGTAGCTCAAAAACTCGATAATCCATATTACATCTCCAAAATTCTTATTATATATAGCTCGAAAATCAGATTCCTGCTTTACGAGTACGATAATAAGCTTGCGACTTATTGAAGTTGAACTTAACCATCAGTTCAGCAATTACCGCATGACGGCCTTTACTACGGTTAGACTCGATAAGAACTTCAGGAGTATTTTCCTTTACATCTTCTACTTCCACTGGAGCAGCGCCGATAAACAATTCTATCGCTTCGAACGCCTTTTCAAACTTCTTCTTTTCGATGAAACGATCTACGCGAGCAATAACTGCGCAAACACGATTCTGAGGCATAGTGATCGTATATGTGTTACCATCAATAACCTGATTAAAAGTAGTCGTTTTCATATCGCCGTCCTTCTTATTATACCTATATTATAGGCTACTTTGGTGTTTATGGCAACTGTTATTTACTATTTAATTTCCAATGCATAGGAGATGCACTGAGAAACTGCTCACCGACACCAAAGTATACATCATTAAGATAAAATGGCTTGAGAACGCGATCACCGTTTACACATGGGTAAGTGGGTATCTGAATATATTCATTATAACTCAAATGCTTACGTAGTGCAGCAAATGCAGGATGATCTACGGTAGAATGTGTACCACCCTTTGTACCATCTGGATTTATGTATGAATACGCAACATTACATGATGTAAGATACTTTTCGTCGATCGTATAAAGAGGCGGACAGTCAAGTTCGAGCAAATACTGCTTTTCCATCGAATCCATCATTTCACGAAGGACACTTGCTGGTATGATGTTATTCCAAGCCATAATTAAATCACCGTTAGAATTTTGTTAAGTTCATTCTGCTTGCGCTTTCCCATTATTGGAGGCAAACTTGAAGTTCTAATACTGCACTTATAAGATCATGGTTACCAATAAGATGTGCTAACAGAAAGAGTTGCACATGCTTCAATAAGGTCATATACAGTCATTTTTAATCTCCTATATCTTCTTATAGGACATTATAATAATAATAAGTGCAACAGTTAAGTTTTACGTCCGATGTTGTATTTCTGAACGAGCGTCCAATCATCCTTTTCCTTATGAGGCAGGATCTTGATCTGGTTCAAAGTTGTTCTTGGTGAATCGGATTTAGAATCATCGACAATATCTAACAGTCCCCACTCTTCTAATAGATGAGCGATTGTGTTGCGTCGACCTAGATCTTCTTCAGTAAAATTGGTTGGTTTATTATCAAGCGCGAACATCTCTTTAAAGTGCACGATATAAAACTTGCCTTGCTTATGCAGGATATGGCAGGATTGATAGAGCGTTTTATCTTTACGGCTGGCAACACCAATGCGTGTCAATGTTTCGCGAATCTTTAGGAAGTCATCTTCCTTCTTCAATGTTATTTCTAATAATGTATCTACTACACTCATGGTCTTCCGCCCTTATCTAATCTTCTTTTAATCTCTATAATTTGTTCTTGAGAAAGAAGTGACAAGGCTGATTCACATTGTGTATTGTTGTACTTGTAATACTCTTTGATGGCATCAAAGTCACTATCTTTCGGTCGCTTCACCCATTTAGAAAATCTTTTCTTGGGTCTAACGCTATTTATTAGATAAGGACTTTTGGTATGATTGATAATCTTCAAACTTATACTCGTTACCATGGTGATAAATGTAAATTATATACCTCCCTTATTTAATCTTCTTTTAATCTCTATGATCTGATCATTACTCAATACTCTAATGATATCTTCAGCCTTACTAATTGATACCTTGTAATACTCGATTACTGCATTTATATCAGCATCTTTCGGTCGCTTTGTCCATTTAGAAAATCTTTTCTTAGGTCTGATCGAGTTTAACAAATAATCAAATTGTAGCTTGTTATCAAGGTCAGCATGCATATTCATGTCATTTGCATACATAATAGTATCAGGGAAGTAGGATAGTGTACGGTTAATGATGTATGGCACGTAGCTTTTCTCTGCTAACGCGTCATTCTCCGTATCTGTCATTAAATCTTTTTTATTAAAGTTAATTGCGTTAACAAAAGCAAAAACATCCATAATATAAACTCTCACATAATTAAGATTAAGAGAGTACTTTTAGCTCGCTTTTAATAGCTGCTATAAACTCTTCTTTGGTATTTAGCAGGGGGATCCCGAACCGCTCACACATAATCTGAACATTACCACGTCGCCAAAATCCTTCTGGACAACATACAATAACATTACTACACCGACCTGCGACATAACCCAGCTCCATAAGTGTGATAGGGCTTTGCGTTCCCGGCTCGAAGTAAATCACAACCATGTCAACGCAATCAATACTATTCAATTCCCATTCTACTTGAGTAGCAAAATTAGAATCAG